GTACAGGATCACTATCTGATCATTTATTAACAATAAATGGAAGCGTTTCTATTGGAAATTCTTCGTCAAACGGTATTTTAGCTGGGTCGTCTGAAGAGATATTGTGGAGCAGCGGAGACCCAACAAAAGCATTATCCACTGTACGTCAATCAAGCTATTTGCAAGTTCAGGTTGGTTATACTGGTTCGTTTTCTCTTGCAGACGGGTTTGATGGTCAGTTAAAAACTATTACATTAATGACCGCATCTAGTGGCAATACTACCATAACTTGTAACGGAATTGGTGGGGCATTTTCGACTATTAGCATGTCTGCTCTTGGTTCTGGAGCATCGTTAATATATAAGAGCTCCGGATCAATTCATGGGTGGTGTTGTGTTGGTGCAAATGGAGCGACATTTACATAAACGTGAGAATTCAAGATAATTATTTTCAATATGCGATGCAAAATTATGATAATCCTAGTTGTAGTACAGTAGAGGATTTCAATAACGATTTACAAAAAGTCATTCATATTAAAAAATTACTAGCTAAAGACTTTAATAAAAGGTTGTTGCTTAATCACATTATAGTCATGCTAAATGTGTTTAGTAGTAGAGCGTGTGTTGTTATGTTGTTTTATAAAATTGATGTTAAGTACTGGTCTATACTTAAGACTTATTTTGAGTATTTGAGTGTAATGCCAGAACATATAGAAGAGTTGGGAATTGTGTCGAGCGATATCCCATTAGATTTGGAAGTTATAGACGAACTGAGAAATTTATGACATCACCTAAAGACCCAACACACGATATACTAACTGCGACAAATGCGGTCGATTTACAAATTGCACTTAAAATTGTTCGTGTTTTGATGACTCCATTTGAAGATTTGAAAGCATATAAGTTAGGAATAATTGATAAAGACGGCAACCAAATAAAACAGTCGCATGAATTGGATACCGTTGAAGAAAGAAACGCTTATAGTGCACTCAATAAATTGCTCATACGCATAAAGCAATTGTTCATAAAATATAACATAAAACGCGCTCAAGCTCAACCATTCGTTACTATGGCAGGAGCAATAAAATTTGTCAGGGAAAGCGAAACTTTCGTCGGATTCGAGAATTTTTTAGACTCGTATTCGCCGACATCTGATGAAATTGATGTTGTTAAACATATATGCGAAGATATGATGAGTGGCGTGGCGACTATTCCTGTTGGTAGAACAAATAATCCTACAGACGGGCCAATATCACCATTGAACTTGTATCGTAGAAAAAATTTGAGCACTAAACCAGAATCTATTGTTTCATCACCCAAAATCAAAAAACAATAAATAATAGAACAATATGATTCATATTATTAATCAAGGAGCTGTATAATGACACTTTTAAGCCCTGGCGTAGAAATTAAAGAAAAAGATTTTTCTGGTATTGTGCCAAACGTTGCCACTGGTATTGGTGGTATAGTAGGTCGTTTTTCAAAGGGACCAGTAAATACACCAATAATGATCTCTAAAGAAGATGAATTGGTTAATATTTTTGGTAAACCAAATGAAACAAACGCCCTTGAGTGGTTCACTGCTGCACAATTCTTACAATACACAAACAAATTGTGGACTGTTCGTGCTAAACCAACTGGTGCCCTAAACTCATATATCGAAACTGGTACAGTTACTGGTTCAATTTCATTCGGCAATCAATCAGAATTTGATTCTGGTATTGCAACAACCGACTCTGACGTTAAGTTCATTTTTAGAGAACTTGGGCAGGCCGGTAACCATTTGGGTGTTATTGTAGTCGATTATGGCAATTGGACATCATTCAAATCTTGGGCAGACGGTTTGGTTACTGCTGGTGAAATGACTCAATCATTTGCTGATGCTCTTCAGTATCAGCCAGACACCACAGAATATGTTAGAAAATATGCTGGTTCTGCTAAGCGTGATGAAGTTCATGTGATTATTTTCGATGCTACTGGTTTATATACCGGAACAAAATATCAAATTCTTGAATCATATCAAGGGCTTTCAAAGGCAGTTGATGGATTGGATTATAAAGGCGAGTCAGTTTACTATCCAAACGTTTTGAACGTAAAATCAAAGTATATTTGGGTTGGAGGCAATCTCGCAACAAACACTAACGGCACAACATTGATTGATACCGGAAACGAAACTTTTAAGGTTGCTACATCTGGTGTTACTTTTGCAACATTTAACTTTTCGTTCACCAATCCAATTTCTTCATCACCATCAACAACTGCATTTGCCGCGATAATGAAGGGCGGTGTAGATGGTACTGCTGCTGATGAATCTGAAATTATGTCAGCGTATAACGTGTTTACTAATGTTGATTTGTATGACGTTAATTTGTTCCCAACTGCAGGTTTCCGTCAAGTCGGAACTTTGCAACACATTCTACAAAACGTTGCATATCCAAGAAAAGATTCAATGGTGTTTTATTCACCAGTAAAGACTGGAACTTATGATGTTATCACTGATCGTAGTTCAACTGCAGTCACTGATATGATTGCTTGGAAAAATGCACTAAATATCGCTGAGCAATATGCATCATACGCAGTATGTGACACTGGTTACAAGTACATTTTTGACAAATATAACAACAAATATCGTTGGGTCCCATTGAATGGCGACATCGCTGGTCTTTGTGCTCAAGTTGATCGTTTAGCCGATGCATGGTGGAGCCCTGGTGGTTTCAATCGTGGTGGTATTAAGAACGTTATTAAATTGGCATTCAACCCAAATCAATCACAGCGTGACGTATTGTATCCACAATCAGTCAACCCAGTTGTTGCTTTCCCAGGACAAGGTGTTGTGTTATTTGGTGATAAGACAATGACATTGAAGCCAAGTGCATTTGATCGTATCAATGTTCGTCGTTTGTTCATTGTTCTGGAGAAGGCAATTGCTATCGCCGCCAAATATCAGTTGTTTGAATTCAACGACACATTTACCAGAGCACAATTTAAAAATATGGTTGAGCCATTCTTGCGCAACATTCAAGGACGCCGTGGTATTACCGAGTTCTTGGTCGTGTGTGATGAGAGCAACAACCCAGGTGATGTCATTGATCGCAATGAATTTGCTGCAAGCATCTACATTAAGCCAGCTAGAAGCATCAACTATATTACATTGAATTTCATTGCTACAAGAACTGATGTTTCATTCAGCACATTAGTTGGCGCTTAATAGGAGAGTATAAATGTCAATTTTAGAATTTAAAAGTTCATTGTTGGGTGGTGGTGCTAGACCTAACCAATTTCGTGTTGAATTGAACTTCCCTGGGTTTGTTTCTGGTGGCGGTTTGGCTGGTCGTAAAGGCCAGTTTTTATGCACAGCGACAACATTACCAGGATCAATGATCAACGTCACACCAGTGTTTTATCGTGGTCGTGAAGTTAAATTGGCTGGAGAACGTCAATTTCAGAATTGGGGTGTTCGTGTTATTAACGACACTGATTTCGCAATTCACAAAGCATTTGAAGATTGGATGAAGCAAATTAATGATCCAAAAGAAAACATTGGTTTGACAAACCCATTGCTGTATACTGCAGACATGAATGTTCACCAATTGGATCGTAATGGTGCAGTCATCAAGTCATATAAGATTGCCGATGCTTGGCCAGTTTCAATTTCAGACATTGAATTATCATATGGCGCAAACGATCAAATTGAGGAATTTCAAGTTGAATTAGCATACGCTTTCTGGGAGACAACAAATTCTGCAACATCTATTTCTACTACAATTGGTATCAGCACTCCAATTGGTGGGTTTGGTGTTTCAATTTAATAATAAATAAATTGTTGTCATTAAAGAAAGTTATATAATGGAATTGTTTGGTATTGAAATAACGAAAGTCAAAAGAGCCGAGGACAAATCGGCTTCTTTTGCACTTCCTGGTAATAGCGACGATGGTAGTCAAATAGTAAGCGCGGCCGCAGGTAGCGCTTACTATGGTGTTTATTTAGATACTGATGGTCAACTAAAATCAGATATCCAACAGATCACCAAGTATCGTGAAATGTCGAACTATCCTGAAATCGATATTGCAATTCAGGACATAATAAACGAAGCAATACCCAATGAAGACGATACTCCTCAACTAGAAATTATTCTAGATGAGCTTGAAGTGTCCGATAATTTAAAAGATAAAATTGTCGATGAATTCAAGGCAATATTAAAGTTGTTAGATTACAATGAGCGTAGTGCAGACTTGTTTAGACGTTGGTATGTTGATGGTAGGATTTTTCAACATATTATAGTAGATAAGGCAAATCTCAAAAAAGGCATTGTCGAACTTAGATACATCGATGCAACCAAAATTCGTAAAGTAAAAGAAGTAAAGAAAGAAAAAACACCAATGGGAGTTGATAACATTATTGGTGTAGAAGAATATTACATCTATAACGATGCAGGATTCATTGGTGCAGCAAATTCTAGTCAATCAACATCAACTTCTGCATTGAATTCTCAAGGTATTAAATTGAGCCCGGATTCAATAGTTTATGTTCCATCAGGGTTTGTCGATTACAATACTGGTAGCGTTTTGAGTTATATGTATAAGGCAATTCGCCCAGCAAATCAATTAAGAATGTTGGAAGATGCTACAGTTGTTTATTTCATCGCTCGAGCACCCGAGCGTAGAATTTTTTATGTTGATGTCGGCAATTTGCCTAAAGGTAAGGCTGAGCAGTACGTAAAAGACATAATGAATCGCTATCGCAATAAGATGGTATATGACGCCAAAACTGGTGAAGTTCGTGATGATAAAAAATATATGTCAATGCTTGAAGACTTTTGGATGCCAAGACGTGATGGCGGCAAGGGCACAGAAATCACAACATTGGATGGAGCAAGCAATCAATCATCGATGTTGGAGAACGTTGAATATTTCCAGAAGAAACTATATCAAGCATTAAACGTACCACTTTCAAGAATGCAACCAGAAACTGGATTCACGCTAGGTAAATCCACTGAAGTTTCAAGAGA